CAATCCTATCAGCTTTAATGTTTTTCATAGGGGCAGAGATTAGTCTTTATTTGAATTAGATCGAGGTTTCCCCTGACCTTTGAAGCTGGCGTGGTTCACCAGTGATCGAGAACGAACCATTTTTTAAGCCATGGAGACATATAATGAAAATAACAGACAAAGAAATACTAGACTTTGTAACAAAGAACTTGGTAATAGATAAAGACGATAACGGCAATGTCGGAATAAAAGAAGTTCTCTGTTCCATTGATGGTCATCTTTTTGGTGATGTCAAGGGCGATGTTCAGGGTAGTGTTGGTGGCAATGTTGATGGCAGTGTCAATGGCCATGTTCTTGAAAATGTCCTTGGCCATGTCTTGGGCAGTGTTTATGGCGATGTCGTAGGCGATGTTCAGGGCAATGTTCTTGGCGATGTTTATGGCAATGTTGGTGGTGATGTCTTAGGCGATGTTCGTGGCAATGTCTGCGGCGATGTTCGTGGCAATGTTGTTTGGGATGTTTATGGCAAGGTTTTAGGCAAGGTTCACGGCTAAATGTATCGATTATTTATGGTATGACTGACATGATAAGTTTGCATTATCGATCATAACTAATAAACTTTATACTGCCGCCTTAATTAAACGCGAGGTGTAAAGTGGTACTGTATGGGATAGTTATAACGATTGTTGGTTTGCTGGCAATTGCTAAACAAGATTTAAATTAGCCCCTTAATTGGGGCTTTTTATTGCCGCATGAATATGTGTGCAAATGACACTTTTACGCGCAAAGTTATGTTTATGGTACAATGTAAAGATAAATGATAAGCTATTGCAGCCATTAGCAGAAATGCGGGAGGCACAATGAAGAAATTACAGATAACTCAGCGTATACTTGAATGCGAGGAAAACGGCTGGCTTGATTTATTGTCTCAGATTGACAATATTACTCAAAATATAATTGAATGCCCATCAGCGGCATTTCAAATAAAAGCGGAAATGATCCTTTGGTCTGATTTGGTGGATATGCGATCCAATGATTTGCCACTTGACTTAACGATGGCGGGTGAATGTAAATTTGAAAACAGCGTTATGTTGCATAACCCATCTATGAGCCATAAAGAAAAATTTGGAACAGAAGCATAATGACAGGCAGACCACCTTGGATACCTGACGAAGAGATATGCAATCAAGCGGCAGAAATGGCTTCTAGAGGCCTTACAGTGTCACAGATAGCTGATTGCTTGGGTATTAGCGAGCGAACCGTATACGACAAACAGAACCAGTATCCACAGTTTTTGCAGGCTATAAAAAGAGGCAGAAGCTCTGGCATGGACAAGATCACCAACAAGCTGTTTGAAAAGGCGATGGAAGGTGACAACACGGCCATCATCTTTTACCTGAAGCATCGAGACAGAGAGAACTGGGGCGAACAGTATATTGAACCCATTAAAGAAATACCTCCAATTCAAATTATTGTAGACCCGCGTGCAATTAACCCTTCCTCAGAGTGAAATATTTCTTTGCCCTGCGCGCTTTGTTGCTTGCGTGGCTGGTAGGCGTTTCGGCAAAACGTTTGTTTCTACCGGCAAACTGTTAGAGCAAGCGTCAATTGCCCCGAATCGAAACGTTTGGTATGTAGCACCAACATACGGCGCAGCTAAAGAGATTGCATGGGACATGCTGATTGCCACAATACCCCCAGAATACGTTGCTAAGACCAACGAAACCAGCCTAACCCTACGCCTTATCAATGGTTCTGTTATCGCCTTAAAAGGTGCTGAGAAGCCAAATAACCTGCGTGGGCGATCACTTGATTACGTCGTAATGGATGAGTTCGCTGATATGCGACCGGAAGCATGGTTTGAGGTTTTAAGACCGGCATTATCTGATAGAAATGGTGGCGGCATGTTCATTGGCACGCCAAAGGGACGGAATCATTTCTACGACATCTGGGGTAAAGGTATCGATAAGGATGATAATTGGGCGAGCTTTCAGTACACCACCTTGCAGGGTGGCAACGTATCTCAAGAAGAAATAGCAGCGGCAAGACAGGATTTAGACGAGCGCACATTCCAGCAAGAGTATGAAGCTGCGTTTGTCAACTATAGCGGCATCATTTATTATGGCTTTAGCCGTGAAGATTCGGTTGTTAAGATCGAAGACAGTGGCAGCACTTTGCACATTGGATTAGACTTCAACATCGACCCAATGAGTGCCGTTGTCTGTTTGCGTCATGGCAATACGTTGTTAGCCATTGACGAGATAGTGATGTACGGCAGCAACACTGATGAAATGGTTGCAGAGATTAAGTCAAGGTACGGTGACCGACCTGTTATCATATACCCCGATCCAGCCTCAAGGCAGCGCAAGACTAGCGCAGGAGGCAGGACAGATTTGAGCATCTTGCAGAACGCAGGGTTTGCTGTTAAATCAAAAAACAGTCACGCACTGGTCAGGGACAGGATAAACGCGGTAAATAGTCGATTACGATCTAGCAGTGGTGAGCGCTATTTGTTTATAGACCCGAAATGCAAACACACGATCAAAAGCCTTGAGCGTCAGACGTACAAAGAAGGAACGAGCCAGCCTAACAAGGACGGCTTTGACCACATGAACGATGCCTTGGGTTATTTGGTTGAATACCTGTTCCCAGTGCGGACAGATTACAAGATTGAACAGCCGACAAGGTGGAGTTAATGAGAAGCACAGACATCGAATACACGCACCCAGAATATGACAATAATAAATATCGCTGGGAGTTTTATCTTCGATCCTATATGGGCGGAGAAGATTACAAGGACGGCGGCTACCTGACTCGCTACCTTAACGAAGACAAAGACGAATATAATCGAAGACTCGAACTTACGCCGATTGACAATCACTGTAAGAACATTGTCCACATCTACAGCAGTTTCCTATGGCGCGTGCCTCCGGTTAGAAAGTTTAACTCTCTGGCAAACAATCCAGCCATTGAAAACTTTATGAAAGATGCCGATCTTGATGGTCGCAGTTTCAACTCTTTTATGAAACAGGCTCAAGTCTGGTCTTCTGTATATGGGAACGTCTGGCTGATGATGGACAAGCCATTGTCTAATGCAGGAACTAGAGCAGAAGAACTGGCGCAGGACATTCGCCCTTATGTAACGATGTTTACCCCTGAGAACGTGTTTGACTGGAAGTACGAAAGAACCGCTAGCGGGCGTTTTAAGCTGGTCTATTTAAAGGTGCGTGAAGCTATCGAGGAAATCAGCGACACCGAGAAAGAGGTCTATTATCGCGTCTGGCGTGAAGATACGATTGAAAGCTGGAAGTCTATCAATGAAATCGACACCCACCTTGATACGATCGACAACGCACTTGGAAAGATTCCGGCTGTATTCCTGCCAGCACAGCGTTCAGTTGTTCGAGGCATTGGTATAAGCGACTTGTCAGATGCGGCCTATATGCAGCGGGCTATCTATCAAGAGCTTTCAGAGATAGAGCAGCTCATTCGCATATCGAACCACCCGACATTGGTTAAGACGTATAACACCGATGCAAGTGCTGGCGCTGGCTCTGTGATAAATATGCCGGATGATATGGACTCGAACATGAAGCCGTATCAAATTCAGCCAAGTGGTCAGAACCTTGATTCTGTCCGTGCAGCGATCACCGATAAGGTTGAGGCGATTAATCGAATGAGTCACATGGGTGCAGTTCGAGGCACTCAGGCCATGACTCAATCAGGCGTTGCCATGCAGACAGAGTTTCAGATGCTTAACGCGAAACTGTCAGAAAAGGCGGACATCCTTGAGCTTGCTGAAGAGCAACTGTGGGAGTTGTTCGCTGAGTGGCAAGATGCGACTCCAGACGTTGAAGTTTTCTACCCTGATGCTTTCGATTTGCGAGATTATGACAAAGAATTAATATTCCTTCAGCAGATGCGATCCAGTGGTGTTAAGTCGGTCACGCTAATGCAGGAAATTGACAAACAGATTGCTGACTTGGTTCTTGATGATGAGGCTTTAGCTAAATCACACGTTGAGATCGAATCCAGCAGTCAAATATTAGGGCAGTTTACGCCTGAAGTTGTAGAGCCGCTAGAATAATGCCAGCAGACGTTGACCAGTTACGGTCGGTAATAGCTAGAGCAGACAGGCATCAAGAAAGACTAGCTGCCGCTTTGCTAACGCTGGAAAACCGCATTACTGATCTGATGGCAACTGCTCCGCTGAGAGATGGTGAGCTTTTCGATCTGGAGTGGGCTATACAGGCAAGGGTTGAGCTTAGACAAGCAATCGAGGCAGAGTACCTGTCAACCGTTGATGGTCTGGTTAGAGAGTATACCGTGATAGCGGATGAAGTCGCTGCCATGCTTAACACTTACGGCAATGTGACCAAGCTAGACCCGAACGTTATCTCTCAGCTTCAGTCGATGACATTTAAAGGCTTAGAGGACTTGGGGCAGAACTATCTGGATGCTGTGGCTAAGGAGCTATACGAAAGCACTTTGACTGGTGCAACGTTTGCTCAGAGCTTGGCAACCATTAAGGCTTCTGTTGATTCTAACCTTGGGCGTTATGCAAGTCAGGCTTTGCACGATTCACTGATGCAGTTTGACGCAACCGTGAACACCAAGATCGCTTTGGATGCTGGGGCTGAGAAGTTTAAGTACTATGGCCCAAATGATGATGTGACGCGAGAGTTCTGCGCCCGCCATGTTGGCAAGGTTTACACTAAAGAAGAGATCGAGCAGGAGTGGTCTGGAAGTTGGGCTGGAAAGATCAGCGGCGATCCTTTCGTAGTACGCGGCGGCTATAACTGTCGTCATAGGTTCAGAGGAATATTTGAGGATTAATCATGCCGCAAGGTACAGGAACATACGGCTCTAAAGTAGGCCGTCCGAAGAAAAACAAGAAAGTAAAGAAATAAACAACTTATGTTACAATCACGACTCACCAATACTCTTTAAGAGGCACGTCACATGAGCGATGAAATCATGGAAACCCAAGCAGAGACTGAAACTGTGGCAGTAGAAAGTCAGGACAAAACATTTTCACAGACAGAACTAGATCGAATTGTTGCGGATCGAGTTGCTAGAGAACAGCGCAAATACGAGAAACAATTATCAGGCATTGATATAAACGAAGCCAAACAATTGTTACTCGACAAAGAAGCGGCTGAACTTGAGCGACAGAAAGAACGCGGAGACTTTGAGTCAGTTCTAAAGAAAACTGTTGAAAAAAAAGATCAGGAAATTAACGCGTATAAAAGCAAGCTGCAATCAACCTTAGTAGACGGCGCTTTACTAAATGCGGCAAGCACTAATAACGCGGTAAGCCCTGAACAAGTTTCTGCATTGTTAAGAAACAACCTGCGACTGTCTGATGATGGCAGCGTGGAGGTTCTTGACAGCAATGGCACGCCAAGGTATAACGATAGCGGAAATCTGCTGTCAACTGGTGAGCTGGTAGCGGAATTTTTAACAGCTAATCCTCACTTTGTCAGAGCCTCCGCAGGTGGTTCAGGCAGTCAAGGTAACGCTGGTGGCTCCACACAGAAGTCTCTATCTGTGGCTGATATGGTTGCTAATTGGAACGAAGGCGGAAAAGAGGCCTTTGCTGCAATGAAGAAGAAAGCGACCTAATAAACCAATTTTACTAATTTAATCTTTTGAGGATTTAACAATGGCTGCAACTACTTCAACTACCCTTGACGACTTATTTGTCAATATTATCGCTCAGGCGCGTTTTACCGCTGAAGAGCAATCTCTAATGATGGGTCTTGTTACCCAATACAACATCGGTTCAGATGCCGGTAAAGTAATTCAAGTTCCTAAGTACCCAGCTATCGCCGCTGCTGACCTTACTGAAGGCACTGACATGGGTTCCACTACCGTGTCAACTACTTCTGTATCTGTAGCTGTTGGTGAAGTCGGCGCTCAGGTTCTGTTGACCGACATGGCTGCTTACGGCGCTGGTAACCCTGCCCTTGAGCTTGGTACTGTTCTTGGTAACGCTATTGCTACTAAGATGGATACCGACTTGATCGCTCTATTTGCTGGCTTCTCTGGCGCTTTGGGTTCTGCTGGCACTGAGATCACTGTTGCTGACCTGTTTAAGGCTGCTGCTACTCTGCGTGCGAATAAGGTTACTGGCGTTATCAATGCCGTAGTACACCCTTATCAGGCATACGCTTTGAAAGCTAACCTGACCAACACTTTCGCCAACCCTAACGGCGGCGACCTTCAGAACGAAGCAATGCGGAACGGTTATGTCGGCACTATCGCTGGTATCAACGTATACGAGTCAGCTAACGTTGCTATTGACGGTTCTGGCGATTCTGTTGGCGCAGTATTCGCCCCAGAAGCCATTGCTCTGGCAATGAAGAAGGACTTCGGCATCGAGACTCAGCGTGACGCATCTTTGCGTGCATTCGAGTTGAACGCTACTGCCGTTTACGGTGTAGGCGAGCTGGACGATAGCTACGGCGTCAAGATGACTTTTGACTCTGTACTTTAAGTAAGACTAAGCCCACCTCTTTCGGGGGGTGGGTTTTTACTGAGGTATAAAATGGCATTTTCAACAGACTCAGATTTGACGGACATCGTACCCGACATTCTTACCCTTGGAATTACCTCTTTTGCCGATGAGCATCCAAAAGCTCAGGCAGATATTGAGCGTGAAATAAGAAACAGGTGGTGGGAGAAGCGCGGCATATCCGGTGAATTAAATCCCGACTATTTAACTGATTCACAGTGGACTCGCACCGCTGTTTATTTGGTTCTGTGGAAGTACGCATTGCCCCAGCTTACAAACTGGGTGGATGGTGATCGCTTCCAAAGCATGATTGATTTTTACAAAGCGAGATACGCTGAAGAGATCGAGGCAGTATTCCAAGACGGCGTTGAGTATGACGATGATAACAGCGGCACGATTGAGGGAGACGAAAAAACCCCAATTAATCACGGCAGGCTAATTCGCTAATGAATATAACTGTAGGCTCAAATGCTAATGACATTGCCAAGAGATTAGGCAAGAAAGGCAAAGAGCTATCAGCCAGCGTAAAAATGGCATTATCTGTTACGGCTCAGACTGGCGTAAACATTATTGAAGACCGAACGGCTAAAGGTCAAGGGTATAAAGGGGGGATGTTCCCCAATTACTCACCAAAGTATAGCGCGTTCAGAACCGCTAATGGTCGAGGGGTGATTCCTGATTTACAGTTCACAGGGCAGATGCTTGGCTCTATGACTACCAGAGCTAACAATAGGCAAGCAGAGATATTCTTTGCCAGAGCTACAGAATCTAAGAAGGCTGCAATGAACGATAAGAAGCGGCCATTTTTTGGATTTAATCGCCAAGAAGAAAAACAACTTGGCAAGGTATTTTTTAAGGCGTTGAAATGAGTGTTCGAGAAAACATAGCAAACAACATTGTAACAACGCTTCAAGCGGTAACATCGCCAGTAACTATTAAGTATGTCACCCGCGAGCCGTTTGATTTTAACAAGCTATCCAACGCGCAGTATCCGGCTATATTGGTTCGCAGTGCTGGCGAGGATAGAGAAGATTCTAGTCTGGGTGGTTCAATTACTCAGCGCATGGCGACTATAAATTATGAATTAGTTTGTTTTGTAAAAGCTGGGGTTATCGATACAGCTCGAAACAACATAATTGAAGCCGTCGAAGAAGGTCTTGATGTAGACAGGAAGCGTGGAGGCAATGCGCTAGATACGCAGATAATCAGCATTGAGATTGATGAAGGTTCAATCGACCCCATTGGCGGGGTTATAATGACAGTTCGCGTGCTGTATCAATACACTCGCGGCACAACTTAATTTTTTAATGAGGAAAGTAAGATGGCAACAACTACAGGTTCAAGCGGAGTAGTAAAGATTGCGGCGGCAGGTGGTTCTGTTGCTGTTGTGGGCGAAGTTCGCTCATTCACTTTTGACGGTTCAGCCGACACTATTGAAGATAGCGTTATGGGCGATACTGCTCGAAGCTATAAAGAAGGTTTGAAAACAAATACTTTGTCAATGGATGTTTACTGGGATGAAGCAGATGCCCAGCAGCTTATCCTTGATGAGCGTGCTTCAATTGATTTCGAGCTTTACCCTACTGGCACCGGCACTGGCGAAATTTATTTCTCTGGCAACGGCATTGTCACTAGCCGATCAATCACTGCATCTTTTGATGGCATGGTTGAGGCGAGCTTTGCAATTCAATGCAACGGAGCAGTAACCGAAGCTACAGCATAAGGGGGTTAAACCATGGGATTAGCTAAAGAGTTACGCAGTAGACGAAAGGTTGAGGCGCGTGAAGTTGTTGTGCCTGCGTGGGGTGACGATTCTGGAGCGTTTAAGTTGTATTGCAGGCCGATTACCTGTTATGACTTAGATCAGTTACAGAAGAAGCACCCTGACTTTCTAAGCAATACCACTGTCGGTGCAATGGTGGATTTGATTTGCATGAAAGCAGAAGATGAAAGCGGCAGTAAATTGTTTTCTTCAGCAGAAGATCGCATTGATATGATGGGCGAGGAAACTAATGTCATTTCTGAGATTGCTAATCAAATGTTTGCTCAAATCGAATCGGTCGAGGTAGCTGCAAAAAACTAAAAGCCGATCCGTTAAGGATGAATTTATTGTCTTTGGCTGATCGGCTGCACATAACAATTGAAGAAGCAGAAGAAATGCCACTTAACCATTTCTATGAGTGGGTGGCTTACTTTCAGATAATGAGTGAGTCTAATGGCTGAAAATGTAAGCATTGTAATTAAAGCGTTTGATAAAACTAAGCCTGCATTCAAAGGTGTAACAAGCGCATTATCTGGAATAACTTCCGCTGTATTTAGCATGAAAACCGCGCTGGTTGCAGTTGGTGGCGCGGCAGGCTTTGGCTATCTTGTCAGCAGCTCCCTTAAAGCAACGGATTCCTTAAAGAAAACAGCAGACAAAATCGGCACGACTACCGAAGCGCTTGGCGCTTTACGTTATGCGGCTGACCTTGCTGGCATTACAACGCAGACAATGGATATGGCTCTGCAAAGGTTTACTCGCAGAACCGCTGAAGCAGCAGCAGGGACAGGCGAGGCGAAGGCTGCTATTAAAGAGCTAGGAATAAACGCGCAAGAGCTTAACCGGATGCCTCTTGATAAGAGAATGGTTGTTCTTGCCGATGCCTTTTCTGGAGTTGCAAGCGAGTCAGACAAGCTCAGGCTTGCTTTTAAACTGTTTGACTCTGAAGGTGCTGCGCTAGTAAACGTATTATCTGAAGGCGGTAACGGCTTAAAAGAAATGCTTGGCGAGGCTAGGCTGCTTGGTCTAACGATGTCTGGCAGTGCAGCAAAGGGGGTAGAAGATACCGTTGAATCCCTGACTAAACTGCAAAGCCTTTTCAAAGGGATTGCTGATCAAACTGTTGCGGCTTTTGCACCAGCTATAGAAATGATAGTTGAAAGGTTTACCGGCTTTCTGCAAAGGTCTATTGAGGCTAAAGGCGGAGTTGAGGCGTTTGCTAGGGCATTAGCTGTTGATCTTTTAAGCGCAGTGCAGGGGGCTTTAAAGGCATTCCAATCGCTTGCCAATGGTTTTATACAGGTCTACAACGAAGCCAACAGAATAAAAAACTCTCTTAAAAATGCTTTTGGTTACGGCCTGAAAAGTGCCAGCGAGTACAGAAAAGAATTAAACTCTATCAAGGCGCAAATGGAAGGCTTGAAGAACGCTTCCAACATGACTGTTTACCAGCAACTTGCAGCGGTTGATGTAGCCAAGAAAAGATACGATGAAACATTAAAACTTTATCAGGCTGCTCAAGATGCAGAGGCTGAAACCCCTGTACCTCTGGTAGACTTTGTTTCTGTTCTTGATGCCCAAATTGAAGGTTTAAAGAAATCTTTATCTGATGTGAATACAGCAGTTGAAACGTCAATTCCCCCAGTAATTAAATCTCTGAGTGATATAGAGCTAGGATTTAAGTCATGGAGCGATACGCTTCCAGACATGAATACCAATATTCAGAACCTTACGCGACAGGGATTAGACGGCCTTACAGATGCTCTTGCAAACGGCATAACGGGTGCAGCTAACTTTGCCGATGCTATAAAGTCGATGGCTAAGAGCGTAGTTGATAGCCTGATTAAAATGCTGATTCAAAAATATATTGTTGATGCTGCATTTGGTTTTATTACTACCGCTATAGGAGGCACTCAAGCGGGAATTAATTCCTCTGCTGGATACTCTGCTGGCATGGGCGACCCGTTTGCAAGCGGCTTCGGAGGCAAAGCAATCGGCGGTTCTGTTCAACGCGGTCAGCCGTACATGGTCGGCGAGCGCGGAATGGAAATGTTTATCCCGAATCAAAGCGGCTCTATCGTTTCTAATGATAAACTTAACAACGGTGGCGGTGTGGTTGTTAATCAGACCATAAACGTCACCACAGGCGTTCAGCAGACCGTTCGCGCAGAGATCGCTACACTTATGCCACAGATTGCTAGCGCAGCTAAGAACGCAGTTGCGGACGCTAGAATGCGTGGCGGTAATTACAGCAAAATGTTGGTAGGAGCATAAAGTGCCTTTAGCATTCCCAACTCAGGCAGGCGGCAAGACGCTTGTATCAAATGTAACAATGAGACTTAAAAGGTCTGTGGCTGTAAGCGAATCTCCGTTTACTTACGACACTCAGGTATATGCTCATCAAGGTGCTAAATGGGAATCTGAGATTACCCTAAAGCCAATGACTCACAGCGAAGCTAGGTCAGTTGAGGCTTTTATTATTGGTCTAAAAGGTCGAGAGGGTACGTTTACATTTGGCAATCCACTGCACACCAGCGCGGCGACAGCTACAACCTCTGGCTCTACAGCGATTAGGGCTGAGAGCTTAACTGCATCATCATCTGACATTAGTGCTGGCGAATACTTTCAAGTTGGCGACTATCTTTATATGGTTACAGCGGACAAAGCGTCAGGCACTGGCACGTTGGAATTTCAGCCGCCTCTACGGCAGACAGTTGCAACAGGTACAGCTTTGGACTTCACTTTGCCACAAAGCCTTTGGCGTATGGCCTCAAACGATGTAGGATGGTCAATTAGTACCGCATCTATTTACGGATTCACTTTCGCTTGCGTTGAGGCATTATGAGCAGAACATTAAGCACTGAAATGCAAGCGGTTGCTACCGCTGATGTTGTTAGACCTATTTACCTTATTAAAATGGAATTTGATTCTGGAGATGTAAACCTTTGGTCTGGAATTGGCAGCCTTACGTTTGGCGGTGACACTTATCTTGGTGCAGGTGATTTGCTATCTATTGGCTCAGTCGCTGAGTCCTCTGACCTTTCAGCTACGGGCATTAGCATTAATCTTGCAGGCATCAAGCAGTCACTTGTAAACATTGCAAGAGACGAGCCATATCAGGGTAGAAACATCACATTGTATCTAGGCGCGTTAGACGACAGCGGTGACATCATAGCAAACCCCGTTGTCATGTTTAACGGCTTCATGGATGTCATGGGCATCTCTGACTCTGGCGAGACATCAAACATCTCAATCACAGCGGAAAATAAGCTAATCTCTTTTGAGAGAACATCTGTACGCCGATTCACTGCTGAAGATCAAAAGATTGACTATCCTAACGACAAAGGGTTTGAGTACGTTGCCAAGATTCAGGAAAAAGAGATTGTCTGGGGACGGCAAAGCAACGCATCTATCAATGTCGGCGGGGGTAGACCTCCACGACCGCCAACTAATGCTCGATAATGATTATTCAACATGAGTCTCTGACTAGCGTAAAGGAAGACATCAAGCCGCTTTTGGAAAAGCACTGGGAAATGGTTGCGCTTAATCAGGGCAAGATAAGACTGAACCCAGACTGGAAAGAATATGCCAGACTTGATGCCGCTGGTATTCTGCGAATATTTACAGCTAGACAAGAAGGCAAGTTAGTTGGTTATTGCGTTCTTTTGGTTAGTCAAAGCATCCACTACAAAGACCATAAATTTGCATCTAATGATGTTGTTTTTGTTCTTCCTGAATATCGTTCGGGCGCTACAGGCTATAAACTGATAAAATACGCCGAAGATCACTGCAAGGCTGATAATGTTTCTTTGATGATGATTAATACCAAAGTTCACATTCCTTTCGACAGCTTAATGATCGGCATGGGGTTCGACTTGATCGAGCGAATTTATTCCAAATGTTTTAGGTAAATAAAAATGGCAGTTACGGTTATAGCTGGATTGGCATCTGCTGGTGGCGCATGGGCTGCTGGTAGTTTTGCAGCAATGAGTTTAGGCGCTTTTGCCGGAGCATTTGCAATAGGCGCAGGTCTTTCTTTAGTATCTCGCGCATTGGCCCCCAAACCATCATTCGGGGCAGCATTAGCCGGAACAAACGTCACTGTCAGAGAGCCTGACGCATCAAGAAAAATGATCTACGGTCGCGCAAGAGTTGGCGGCGCGATTGTATTTCTTGACTCTACCGGAACTAAGAACGAATACCTGCACATGGTTATTGCTGTGGCAGGTCATCAAATTGATGCCTTCGAGGAAGTCTGGTTTAACGATCAAAAGATTTGGGATGGATCATTTCAACAATTGTGGGGTGACTATGTTCACCTTGGCTTTCATGACGGTTCACAAACAACTGCTGACGCCACCTTAGTTGCTGCATCGCAAAAATGGACTTCAGACCATATTTTAAATGATACGGCCTATATCTACGTCAGATTGAAATACGATGTAGAACAATTCGCTCAAGGCTTGCCAAATATCTCAACAGTTATTCGCGGCAAAAAGGTTCTTAACCCACTGACAAGCGTTACAGAATGGACGCAAAACCCAGCATTGTGCGTTTATGATTATTTAACCGATACAAAGTACGGTTTAGCTGAGTCAGGCAGCTCGGTTAATATTGATTCTTTAACTACTGCTGTTTCAAATTGTAATGATTTAATTGCTTTAGAAGGTGGCGGAGATCAGCCTAGATATACCCTTGATGGTGTAGTTGATACTGTTAATTCTCGCAAAGAGAATATTGAAGCGATGCTTTCTGGAATGGCTGGTAATTTAGTCTATTCTGGTGGCGAATACTTTATCAGTGCAGCCAAGTACGTTGCTCCGACTGTAACTATCGACGAGTCGGTAATTGTTGGTGCCATTGACGTTAGAACCAAACAGTCTCGCAGAAGCCTCTATAACGGCGTTAAAGGCGTTTTCTTGAGCGAGGAGGATAACTATATCCTTGCTGATTACCCTGCCCAAATCAGCTCTACATACAGCACAGAGGACGGCGATCCTATCTATCTGGATATGACTCTGCCCTTCACGACAAACAACGTTAGAGCGCAAAGAATCGCAAAGCTGGCGTTGTTAAGATCACGACAGCAGACCACCGTCACTATCCCATGCAACCTTGCTGCTTTAAAGTTTAAAGCTGGCGATAACATTATGGTTAGTAACGCCAAGATGGGCTGGGATCAAAAAGTGTTTGAGGTTGTTGGGTATAACCTTAACTTTACATCAGACGGCGCTATTATTGTTGACGTTGACGTTATAGAAACTGCTGCTGAAATTTACGACTGGCAATCTAGTGACGCGGAAGATTATTTGGCTGGCGGTGAGATTGATCTATACGATGGTAAAACTGCTGAACCACCAACCGCATTAAATATTACATCAGACTCTTTCCTTAATGATGACGGCACGTTTAACGCTCAGTTTAATGTTTCTTGGACTAACGCAAGTGACGCATTCACAGATCATTACATTGTAGAGTGGAAACTTAGCAGCGATACAAATTACTACGGCATGACATTAAAGTCTTCACCTGCCGTGATTACATCTTTGCAAACAGCTCAGAATTATGATGTAAGAGTAAAAGCAATTAACGAGCTTGGCGTATCTTCTTCTTACGCTTCTGCGACACAAGTAGCGGCAATTGATACTACTGCTCCAAATGCCCCGTCAGGGTTATCGGTGACAGGTCATTATCAGCACAATAGTCTTAGCTGGACTAACCCGACAGCTTCAGATCTAAACCGCATTGATGTTTATCGCTCGGCTACTTCAGGCGGTACTTATTCAGTTATCGGTAATACTGACGGGACTGTTTACATTGATGATAACTTAGCCAACGATCAAACATTTTTTTACAAGCTAAAAGCAATAGATTTCACTGGGAATGCCTCTGTATTTAGCGGTATAGATTCTGCCACAACAACAATAATTGAGGCTGGTGATCTTGGGGAAGATTCTGTAGATACTATTAACATTGCTGATGATGCTGTAGAAAATGCCCAGATTGCCGATAGTGCAGTTGATACGCCGCAAATTAATAATGATGCAGTAAGCATTGATAAGATTGCTAACAGCCTTCAGTCAACTAATTATGTTCAAAGCACTAGCGGTTGGAAGTTAACGAAAGCTGGACTATTTGAGGCTGGCGATGGTGTCTTTAGAGGAACGCTTAACGCTACTACGCTTGATGTAATAGACGCTAACATCTACGGCACTTTAACGGCAACATCTGTTGCTGACGGATCAATTAATGTTAATAGCTTAAGTCAATCTGTTTTTGCTGAGTTTGATAATCGATATGGTTTGGGAGATGGGTTTTATGTCTTAAATGACAGTGAGTTTTTCAAGCTAAATGTTACTGAATATGCCAGCACAACTCAGGTGGCGCACAACCAAAATTACGATATTACATTTGAATGTACGCTTATCGAAAGCTGGTATAACAGCATCAGCAGAACGGGAGATAAATTAAAGGCAACCGTTTCTTTTGAGTACAGCACAGATAACACAAATTGGTCTGCTGTACCAACCACTAGCGGAACAATCGTAACAGCTACAATTGAATCTTTGTCGTATGCAAATCTTTATAAAATACAAGAAAGCGTGCTAACAACTGTAGCGGGATCGGAATTATCATCTGGTAACTATTACTTTAGAGTAAAAGTTGAAGCCCTTGAAACAATTAATGCATTCCAGCTTAATACTGATGCTGGCGTTCCTATTGCTTTTGAAATCGCCCAGCAATCTGGTATAGCCGCAGCGGGCGGTAATGCTGAGACCTTAGACAATCTAGACTCACTTCAGTTCTTACGCTCTGATGTGAATGATACATTCGACGCTGATCTTATCATTACTGGAAACCTAACAGTAAACGGCACGACGACAACGATTGATTCAACTAACGTTGATATAGCTGATCGCAATATTAAAGTTGCCTCTAATGCCACAAACAACACTGAAGCTGATACTGGTGGTCTAACTGTTGGCGGTTCAAACGCTGAGTTAAAGTACGTTGCAGTCGGCGACAAGTGGACAATGAACAAGCCGCTTGATGTTGCTGGCACAATCTCTAGTGGGGATATTACGTTAGCTGATGCAAGCGATGTCACCTTGTTTACTACTAATTCGACGTCAGGAACTGGTAGCATTAATTTACCTAGAGGCGGTGAAATAACTTTTTATGGAAATAAGCAATCAAACCATTCTATAGCATCAAAAAACCATGTCGGAAATGCTAGTGATGATATGAGGATTAGCTCATACGGCGCTATTTATTTTGATTTAGATTCTAACAGTAACAATAGCGATGGTGCAGATTTTGTAATTGGTCGCCACGGCAATGGTTCAGGCACTTTAACTGCTCTTGTTACAATAAGCGGCGAAGATGCAAGTATTGATACTTCTGGCGATTATAAAGTCAACGGCACCACAGTAATAGACACTAACCTGAACCTAACAAACATAGGCACAATCTCTAGTGGGGATATTACAAGTAACGGCAACCTGACGATTAAGGGCACTGAAGGTTTTAACGCCACAGGCGAAACGGCAAGCATTTATTTAGGTGACACCGCCTCAGAGATTCGCGCCACATACGGCGGCGGCACTAAGTTTTTCGTAAACGGCACTGACCGCATGGAGATCGAAGGAAGCTCTGGCAATCTCAATTTAAAAACTGGCGCTCTTGAGATAGGCGGCACCACAGTAATAGATTCCAGCCGCAACCTAACGAACATTGGGACAATCACTGCCTCTGGCGAAATCACAGCCAACGGCGGCATAGCATTGGGCGACAACGACAAGGCTACGTTCGGTGCTGGTGGGGATTTGGAAATCTTACATGATGGTAGTAATTCTATTATCAAGGACGGCGGCACTGGAGACCTTCAGATAAGAGCCGCAAACTTTAAGCTCAACAATGCCGAATACACCACAACAATGCTAGAGGCATACGTTGGAGGCGCTGTAAGTCTTTGGTACGACAACGCCGCTAAACTAGCCACCACAGCCACAGGCATAGACGTCACTGGCACAGCCACGATGGACGGGCTTGTTGTTGATGGTGCTACTACTACAAATATTGACGGGTCTAATTACACCTTTTCTGGAACAGACTACGATGTTCATTTATTAGTAGGTAGCGTAGGTGGTGGTGTACGTCTAGGCGAGGACTCAGTAACTCATAACAGCGTTATAGGCACTACGGGTACTAATGATTTAGATATTGTTACTTACAACGGAAGTGCTTGGGGAAAACGAGCTAGGTTTGATAACAACGGCGACATCAGGTTTTACGAAGACACTGGCACAACTGCAAAACTTGTATGGTCAGCTTCTGCGGAGTCTTTGACTATAGGTGGTGAATTAGCGTTTAGATACAACGGGAGTGAAAGTCTTATTAGCGGTGGAGACTCTTTACGTCTGCGTGCAGCTAATGAAATAAAAATACAAAACTTCAACAGTACCGAGACAATGGCACAGTTTATTCAAGCTGGGGCCGCTACTTTATATTATGCAAATTCACCAAAATTAGCCACCACCTCCACAGGCATAGACGTTACTGGAAAAATTACAGCAGACGCTCTTACTATCAATTCTTCTGGCATTCAAATCGGAACTGTACTTCAAAGCACCAGCACAGTTTCTTCTAGACTTGCATTAATGGACGCTAATACTACTTCTGGTTCTCAAGTAGGTATTGGAGCAACAGGCAATACCCTAGGCTTATATGCTGCTGGCGGCGCTCCTAAAGTAGTTGTTAGCGCCACAGGCATAAACGTCACTGGCACAGCTACGGTGGATGGGCTTACCTTAGATGCGGCACAGAAAATTATCTACAATGCAAACGGCTCTCAAGTTGACAGCAGAAAATACCAACTTAGAAATGATGATTCTGCCTATGGCGACTTTGGTATAAAAGCATCAGCTAATAATTCTACAGAGCCAACTAAAAAACGTTTCAACATTAACAAAGACGGAGACATCAGCTTCTACGAGGACACAGGCACAACGGCTAAGTTCTTCTGGGATGCTTCTGCGGAGTCTTTGGGTATTGGTACTACGTCAGCACCAAGCAGGCTAACAGTTAAATCTCCTGACAATACGCTAGCTACTAACATTGCTCAGTTTGACAGCCTAAACGGAGGAGCAGGTTTTAAGTTTGGCTATCAGCGCATTGAGCAGATTGGTGCAACTGTTCCAATTACTTTTGAAACTGGTGGTTCGGAGAGTATGCGCATAAACGCCAGCGGCAACGTGGGTATTGGTACTGATTCGCCTAATGCTAAACTTTCAGTCAACGGTATTACAACAACAGGAACTGCGGGTGTTGTTAATGCAAATTCAGGCGATATTGTTCTTCAAAATAATAGGGCATTGCGTGGTTATAATTCGTCAAATAATAATGCATTAAAGTTAATAGAGCGAACTAACTTTAACGACATTGCAATAGGCGATAATCAAAATAACTCTTCAGAAAATATTACATTCTTTACTAGTGCCGCAGAACGCATGCGCATATCTTCCAGCGGTAACGTGGGTATTGGGACTGCAAGTCCTAGCGCAAAAATACATCTTGGAACTACTGGTTCTGAAGAGATTGGCATTGGCCTGCAAAATAATCAAAGATATTATGGGATTCAAACTACTGGCGGTGCTTTAACAGTCAAAGATGTTAGTGCAGGTGGCTTAGAACGCATGCGCATAGACTCCAGCGGCAAAGTGGGTATAGGTACTACTTCGCCTGCTACTTTAATTGAAGCTAGCGGCAGCAGCACATCTACTACAACTGGTATATCTTCTCCGCTTGGGTTGTCTCTACGGAACACAGACACTACAAACGGTAACTATACGACCATTCAAAACAGAGACGGCAATGGCGACCAAAATGCAGAGATTAAGTTTATCAACTTATCTCATGCTGGTAACACAGGAGCAATAGCATTTACCACGCGCTCATCTACTGGTGAATTTGCTGAAAAAGTACGCATCTCTCATACAGGCTTCGTGGGTATTGGTACTGATTCGCCTAGCGGAAAGCTAGAAGTGTCAGATGGCTCTACAGCAAAACTAAGAGTAAATCCTGCTTCAACAGAAGTTGACCTTCTTGCTCTTAATGCCGCAGGAACTGGCTATGTTCCTATGGAATTAAATGCTTCTGAAATTAGGTTTGATACATCAGCCACAGAACGCATGCGCATATCCTCCAGCGGTAACGTTGGTATTGGTACTACTTCGCCTTACAACGGTTCTAAGCTAGATGTAACAGGTTCAATTATTTCTACATCTCAATCCATTTTAGCGTATGCAGCTAACAACGCGGGCTTTGATTTTGCGGCAGCTACAAAAGTAGGTAGATTCTTTTCTACTTCTTCTGATGCTACTGGTGGGCATATGACGTTCATTACAGGAGCAGGCGGCGGTAACGAACGCATGCGCATATCCTCCAGCGGTAACGTGGGTATTGGTGATTCAAGCCCTAGTGTGAAACTTGACGTTTATCAAAGCACCGCAGGTATTGGAACTGTAGATTTTAGACATGTTAATGGCAACCGAATACTAATTAATCCTAGTTATAATTATCACGATGCCTACAACCATATCTTTCGTGGCTTAAACGGTACGTCTACTCACATGACTATTGATAATTTAGGCAACGTTGGTATTGGTACTAGTTCGCCTAGTGAGAAACTTCACATTCAAGGCGATGGGGCAGATATTCTATTGACTGATGCGGCTGGAGGGCAAACAGCTAAACTAGGCTCTACAGGTTCAAACAATGGTTTGCTTGAACTAAACAACTCTGCACACGTTGGAACAGTGTTTTTAAACTCTAGCGGCGACAGCTACCTTAACGGTGGCAACGTGCTTGTGGGGACTACGAGTGTTGGAGGCTCTGGTATAACCGTCGGCAAACAATACGGTGGTATTGATTTAACAGGTGGTGGTGGTACTTTTGCTAACTGGGGTGGCGCTTACGGAATATATGCAAGGTCTAATGTTGGACTAGGTATAGCTTCTGTAGCTGGTATATCGTTTGAAACAGCGGGCGGAAACGAGCGCATGCGCATAGACTCAAGCGGTCGCGTGGGTATTGGGATTAGCAACCCTAATACAAAACTCCATATAGACGAAGTCCCCGCAAATATAGTGGGCGGTAATGCCATCAATGGCAGTACTATAAAAGGGATAAAGATAGAGACTACACTCAACGGTAATGAAAGTGTTGGGTTGTGGTTTGGCACTAATGGTAGTCACTGGAGTGGAATATCAG